TTCGTGTCATCGATGCGGCCGAACATCTCGGGCGACATCTCGCCACCGCCGAAGGAACGGTTGTAGATGCGCGTGTTAGGCATGAATCAGCGGCCTGCCGACCACGGCACGATGTGTTCGACCTTGATGTTGCGCTGCGCGCCGTCGGTGCGCTTGGCCTCGCCGAGGTACTGCGCCATCATCTGCATGCAACGCTTGGCCTCGGCTGCGCCCTGGTCGCCCTTGATGACCGGGCCTGCCAGCATGCTCGCGAGGTGCCACGACAGGCACTGCACGAACAGCGGCGAGAACTTGGTGGAGTCCGTGACATACGCCTGGTAGCGCAGCATCGGCGTTTGCTGGTTCGTGTACAGCACCATGTTGCCGCTGGCGTCAGTCTCGACGCCGAAGGGCTGCGGGGTGTACATGCCGCCGGAAATGACAGGCGAGTAGTTGTGCGCCCATCCCGGCGTATCGGTCGGCACGAACCGGGTCGCGTAGTCGTCGTACGCATCGGGCGGCATGACGGCAACGGCGACCATCAGGTCTGCCGGCAGCGCGTATGCGTACTTCCACTCGGGCCACGGCTGCGCGACCTGCGCGAGGTTGACGCGCTTGGACGCGAAGTTCCATGCGTGCATGTTCAGAAGGCCGTCGCGCGCGATGGGGTAGAACCGCGCGCAATGCTCTGCCTGCGCAGATCCCTCCGGCGGGCTGATGCTGGCGACGGTGGCGGTGTCGCCGAGGTGCGCGAGCGCGAGGTTGCAGATGTCAACTTCAGAAGCCATGTCGCCTCCTATGAGAAGCGAGGGGAGCCGTGGCGCGAACCAGCGACTCCCCTCGCATTTCCTTCGTCAGGAACCAGCCGCCGTCAGTCCGCGCTCTTTGCCTTCCGAAGCCTCGGCCGTGGGGCCGGAAGCTCGGCAACCTCGTCCTGAACCTTCGGCTCGGGAGCCTTGGCGGCATCGAGCGTGTCCAGGCACTTGTTGGGCGGGCCGTTGTACTCGAAGACGTCACCCTCCTGACGGAGGCCGTTGTCGACAAAGCACGTTCGGTTTGCGCGTACTTGCGGCATGCTGGGATCCTTTCAGATCAAAGGACGGTGAAGCCGCTGGCGTAGAACTTCTTGCCGTCCTGGATGTCGGTCACGATCTGCGTCAGGATGCTGCCAGCCGACGGGTTGGTGCCGTTGACGTCGTACCGCGCGCCGAGGTAGCGCAGGCCGAGGCTTGCGATCTGCGGCGGGATGGTGACGACGTACTGCTTTCCGGCGGTGAGGCCAGCGAGCAGGACGTTCGTCTCCGCAAGCACGGTGTGCGACGACAGGTTCGCGTTCGCGGACGCCACCACCTCAAGGTCAAGGCTGGTGAGGTTGTCGAACGCGGTCACGACGGTGAAGACCATGTACAGCGGCATTCCCTCGCCGATATCACGAGCCTGCGAGAGGTCGATGGTATCGGTCGAGTAGGCGTCGCCGGTGATGGCCTGTCCCGTGATGGCCGAGCCGGGGTTGTTCGTCCCGGACACGGTGAGGAGCTTGTCAGTGATCATTGTGTGTGAGTCCCTTCTTGGATGGGGTCATCGTCAGCTGACGACGGCCTCGGTGTTGATGATGGCGTCAGTGCGGCGCAGCGGCACACCCTGGAACGACAGCCAGCTGTACGGCGTGCCGAACTGCGACAGACCCTCGTTGACCTTCAGCACGTACTGGCTCTTGTCGAGCGCAGCGATTGCCAGGCCGGAGTGGACGGTGCGGTTCATGTAGAACGCGGCACGACCCATCGCCATGTTGGGGATGCGGTAGAGCGCGCGCGACATGAGCTTGATGAGCGCCGTGCTGGCGGAAGCGGCCTGCGTCGTGGTCTGCGCGATCAGGTCGCCGACGTCGATGTTGCAGATGCGCACAACGTAACGCCAGTCCTTCACGACGAGACCGTTCTTCCACTGGTAGCGGGTGGCGTAAGCCTGGAGCCGCGTGCCATCGGAGTTGTAGACCGTCTGCTCGCCAAGATCCTCGTGCATGAGGCCGGCCTTGCTGCCCTTGGGGAACGGGCAGTACACGGTGTTGTCGCCCCAGATCACGAGGTACACGCTCGTGTTCTGCGTTGCGTCCGAGCCGCCTGCGGTGATCACGTTCTGCGCATTGTTCGATCCCGTGAGGGCCGAGTAGCGAGGCGCGATGCCGAGGAACTGCTTGGGATCCGTGCCGGGGTTGCCGTAGAACAGCGTGGTCGCCATCGTCTGGTTCATCGCCTCAAGGAAGGCGGTGTCCTCGGACAGGCGGAACTGGGCCGTATTGCCGTTAAGCATGGCCAGATCCTTGTCGACCTCGCTGCGGGCCTCCAGCATGCCGCAAGCCTCATCGACCTGCGCGGTCGTGGACTTGGTGCTGGGGATGCCCTGGTTGAGGGCGCGCCAGTAGACGGTCGGGAGACCCGTGCGGATGACGACGCGCTCGCCCGTCGGCAGGTTGCCCTCCTTGAAGACGCAGTCCTCAAGGATCTCGTTGCTCTGGGAGAGGAGTTCGGCGATGACCGGCACGCGGCCATCGGGATCGGTTCGCTTCGCCCAGTCGGCGAGCGTCAGGTTGGAAGTGGAGAGAGTTGCCATTGCTGGCTAGTCCTTTCAGCTGGGGTTTGGATAGAGGGCAGTGGCAGCGTCGGCGAACGACTTGGGCAACGGCTTGCCGCCGGTGCCGGCCGAACGTCCGACGTACGTGTCCTCGGAAATCGACCTGCCCGCCCTGTACATCAGCCGGATGATTTCCGGGTGATTGCCCAGGCCGGATTCGTTGAGCAGTGCGCGAAGCTCGGGAGTCCCAAACTGGTCGAGCGCCTTCTTGGCCACCGCGAGGTTCTCGGCGATCTTGTCGCCTCCAAACTCGGAGTCGGCCTTGCTGGCTTCCACCCACTCGCTGCGGATGGCCTCAATCTGGGCCTGCTGCCGCTGGGCCATCTGCGGCGCCATGCGGTCGAGGATCTTCTGCGCGGCCTCCTGCGTCAGGTCTAGCTCCTTGGCAACCTCCGCGAACGTCGACATCGTCTCGGAGTCGAGTTCCCTGCCCTCGACGGGCTTGAACTCGTACTGCTCCGGCGCTCCCTTGGGAGCCTCCGGTGCCTTGTCGCCTACCGCAGCGGCTGCATCCGCAGCTTGCGGCGCCTGATTTGCAGTTGCCTCCTGCGCAACTGGTGCCGTCTGCGCAGCTGGTGCTGCGGCATCCGGCGAACTGACAGACAGTGCGTCCGCGTTACTGGTTGTTGGCGCTGGCGCTGTCTGGTTGGCTTCGGTCATCTGTGTTTTCCTTCAGCATTGCCGGGTAATGCTCTGGGCAGAGGCTTGTGACCATCGCCAGGATCCGAAGTCCCGTGTTCCTGTTGCCCTCCGCGAAGGCCATCGCCATCGCATTGGTGTTGAACACCGAACGGAACGTCCCTGCCTGATCCATCAGCCGCCACACGAACCGGCGACCGCGCTTGCTGCTCATGAGCCACTTGACGTCTGAATCCTCGTTGTCTCGGGCAATTCGTTCGCGCAGGTTCCTTTCGGCCTGCGCGCGCTCCTGGCCTCTGATGTCTAGAGGATCGTGATCTGACACGTGCCGACTCTACGGTGCGCGCTGCGCACTACGGATACCCGTTCAGACGTAGCCGACCTCGTGAACGTGCAGCATCAGCGACGGTGCGGCAGGCTTGGGGTTCTCGCCGGTCTCCGCGTCGTGCTTGGCGATGGTGACGTTCTCGGCGTCGTCGGTCGTCCACACAATCGACACCTCGTCGCCGGCGGTCAGGTTGAGGTCGAAGCCCTGGCAGACGCCGAGCGAACCGTCCTGGCCGCCGTGCGACGACGGCACGCTGTACTTGAAGCGGCTGCTCGGGATGTCCTCGTCGTTGAGCTTGCCCCACAGCTCGAAGAAGTGCGCTTGGCTGTCGGCGTTGTGGATATGGGCGGACAGCTGGAAGCTGTACCACGCCGTGCGGTCGACCGTGACCTTCGTGCCTTCGACCAGCGTGACGCCGTTCTGGAGCGTGGCTGTGCTGAACGACATGACAGTCGGCGTGTCATCGTCGGTCTGGTCGGTGCTGTCGAAGAACGCACCCGAG